ATCAGTTAGCTGATGCAATCAACAAGTTGAACAACGCTCGTTTGTTCTCACAACTTGCTGGTTTATTCGGTACTGCTCTTGCAGGTAACGCACTTGACGTTGCAAAAGCTGGTACTGGTGCTGCTGAAGCAAACTTCTTGACAGCTTCTACTATTGCTAAAGCTCGCAACAAGTTGGGAGAGCGTGGTGAAGAGCCAGATCTATTGGTTGTTCATCCAGCAGTTGCTTACTACCTATATCAGGTAGGAATGTTGACATTCTCAACAACTGCACTTTCAACTGGAACAGGCATCCAGTGGGGTGGCGGTGGCGTTGGCATCGGTGCTAAAGAAGTTGGTCAATTTGCTGGCTGTAAAGTCATCGTTGACGAAGCTGTTAACACTGTTGCTCCTGGTTCTAGTGGTCATCAGACTGAGTACTACTGCTATCTATTGAAAGCAGGAACCATCATGGAAGGTGTTCAGCAAGATCTAAGAATTGAAGCTGATCGCAACATCTTGTCTAAGCAGAATGTACTTTCTGTTGACTATCACACTGCGTATCATGTAATGGGTACTAAGTGGGTAGATGCTGGAGACAACCCAACCAATGCAAACTTAGCGACTGCTAATAAGTGGACTGCTACTTATAACGTTGATTTGATCCCTGCTGTTCAGATCACAGTTAACACACCTCTCGATACAACTAATATCTCTTGATTTATAGTTGAATCACTAGGGAATGAGATAAACCCTCACCATTTATTTGGTGGGGGTTTTTTATGACGCTACAATATAGAGGAAATGTATTTTAAGGATTGTGGCTGCAACAATAATTGCCACGTTGAAGTCTGCAACAGCTAATAGCTATGTGACTTTAGCTGAAGCAAACACTTATTTTGAAACCGTCCCAGATTCAACGACTTGGGATAATAAGACCGATGATCAAAAGAATCGAGCATTAATATCTGCTACGAGATGGATTGATAGTCTTAATTTCTATGGTGATCGTTGTGATGACGGGCAAGCATTAAAATGGCCTAGAAATAACTATGAAGTTGATAATGTAGAACTTGCTTGTACTGCGACTCCTGCAAGTATTAAATATGCACAATATGAATTAGCAGTAGCATTAGCGAATGAAACTGATGCGATGACTGGTAATAAAGGTACTGACGGAACTTATGAAGAAGTAAAACTAGGAGATTTAGAAGTTAAATACAACACTGATAGTCAGGGTGTTGGAACGATTAACAATGTATTTGACGTTTATCCTTGGTTACAGAGTTACTTAGGTGCTTATTGTCTTGGTGGTTCTGGTAGTTACCAAGTTCGAGTAGTTAGAGGTTAATTATGGCAGGAGCATTAGACACAGCATTTAAAGCAATCGCCAAGCAGGTCGTATCTGATCTTGGAACAGCCTTAGATACCACAATCACATATTCCGCTATCTCAAAAGGTAGCTATAACGTAGCCGCAGGTAAGCAATTAACTGCAACTACCACCTATTCCGATATAAAAGTACCTGTTGAGTTTATAAAATCAGAAGAGGATGGTGGTAGAGAATCAAGAAGCGCAAAGTTATACATAACACCCAACTTAATAGGAGATCACCAACCTACGTTTGAAGATGAAGTGACATTGACTTATGCGGGCGCAAACCAAACAGCTCAAATCGTAGATATAGACACAAAAAGAGGTGGTCAGGTTTATTTATACACAGTAATGGTGAGGTTCTAATGGCTAGAAGAGCAGCAAAATCTAGAAGGGCTAACCAGCGATCTTACACAGAGATGAAAGCCGATGAGTTCGGAAAGGCAATACGAGAAGAGTTTGGAGAAACAATAGATTTTCAATTAAACGGATTCGTTAAAGCTGTAGTTGCAGATCTAACAACCAGCTACGCAAAAAAGGGCGTAAGTCCAGTATTAACGGGGTTTTTTGCTTCTAGCTGGAAAGCTGATATTAATAGAATTGCTAGAACAGACACACCAAAGGGAACTGAGTGGGAAAAGATAAAATACAGGCATAATAGAGACGCAAAGCTGCTCCCTGGTTACAGACCTTTAATTAAACAAAGACACCCTGTTCCCAATATTTTTAGTCGGGAAAAAACTGTATTTATAGGTAATACAACAAAGTATGCTCCTTACGCAGTTGTATCTAAAAAATCTAAGATAAACGCTTACTTACAAGGTGGTGGTGTAGGGGGTGACTCTATGACAACCAAGATAGAGAGGTTTTTCTCCGATAAGGGACCAGATATTAGACTCGGTGGATCGTCTACAGCAATACCGAATAGCACTGACAGACGTATCAGCTACACTAAATTATGACCTTAGTTAAAGTCAGAGCCGCCTTAGAGAAATCCATCACAGATGAGATTTTAGCGGTCAAACCCAGTGTAAAAGTTGTCTATGACAACGTGGCTTTCACAACTCCGAGTAAATCATTGGAGTATGTCGTAGTTTCAGTCAATTTTGGACAAGCAACAAAACAAAACCAAGGTGCTGCTACAGCTTTTTATTCTGGCTTCGTTCAATGTGATGTTTACGTTCCAAAAGGTAAAGGAACATCAAGAATGGCAGCAATAAGCGAATCAGTCATAACAGGAATGACGGCTGTGAATGAATCAACTTATGCTGATGTGTATTCCTGTAAACCACGCACATTAGATGTTGTTGGCCCTGGTCCTATAGACAATGATCAGGAATCACATTTCTTAGGTGTAATATCTTGTCAGTTTTCAGCAAGTACCTAGTATAGTAATAATCTAGCAACTACACTATTTATGACCAGAGCTATAGAACTACTAAAGGGCAGCTTCGGAGTTAGCCAACTCTATCAGCACAAAGTAGTAAAGGACGGAGAAGTAGTTCTTGAAATATACTGGAACCCCTTAACTATTGCAGAAAGAGAATCCATCCAGAAGAAGACAGGTAATGATGATGCAAACGCTTTTGCATTGTCCCTAATGATTCAAAAAGCCTTAGATGCTAAAGGTAAAAGATTATTTGCTGATGGAGATAGAGCAACTCTTCGCAGAGAAGTTGAAGCTGCTGTTCTGCAAGAAATCCAGTTAGCGATGCTTGAATCTGGAACAGATAAGGAGGTCGAAGACGCTAAAGCGGATCTAAAAAGCGAATAAACTTTGGTACTTTATGTTCTCCCTAGCTAAAGAGTTAGGGATGACTGTTTCTCAATTAACAAACGAATTAACGATAGAAGAAGTAATTGGTTGGTCCGCATATTTCTCATTAAAAGCAGACGAAGAAGAAAAAGATAGAGATAAAGTTCACCGAGCTGCTGCTACTAGACAACAAACAAGGTAAACTAAGCGAAGTTCCTTGGATTAAATAGGAGTGGCTGCTGACTATACCAGGACGATTGTATTTAAGGTCGAAGACCAGGCGATAAAACGTGCAACAAATCAGATAGTCACCAGTTTAAAAAGGATAGAGACTGTTTTAGAGAAGATACATCAAAAAGGGTTTAGTAAAATAGCTGCTGATGCAGACAAGGTAGCTTCGGGTATAGATAAAGCTACGGCTGCACTAAATAAGTACAATAAAGAACTGGAACGTGCCCAAAAGCAGAAAGCTCTTCCAGCCGCTAAGGAATTAATTGAGCCAGGAGCAACTAAGCAACCAGGAAGAGTAAGAAGAGTAGGGATGTCTGTAGAAAGAGCAGTAGGTCGTGTGGCTGGTACTGTTGGGATTGCTGGAGGAGCTGGTCTAACTGCTTATGTAGCAGCTATAAGGGCGGTAAATGTATCAGTAAATAAAGCTATAAGTCTTTCACCAAAATTTGCAAATTTCTTAGGACTTGTCGAGCAGAAAACAAACGGACTAACTATAGCTACAAATGTACTTAGAGATGCGTACAGTCATCATCCTGTGGTTTCGGGAGTAATAACTGCGGCTTTAATTGCTCTAGGTATAGATTTTAAAAAGGCAACCACAGCAGCAATGTGGTTTGGACGTGTTGCTGAAAAAATATCTCGACCTGTAAGAAAACTAGCTCTAGACTTTAACCCTGTAGAAGCGGCACTGAACAGGATAACTGGACAAGCACGTATAACGTCTAAGGCATTAATGGGTTTAGGGGGTGTCAAATTTAATCCTATTGACTCTCTTTTTCCTATTGATGCTAGTAAAAGGACTATTGATGTTACCCCTATAGAGGGGGGTGAGAGTGGTAGGGGTTACGCAAAAATGGTTGAAAAAATCAGGTTTGGTGAAGCGCAAATGGCAAGGGGTAATGATTTAAGGCAGAAGTTAGGTATGCGTGGTCGAATCAGTGCAAATGTAGGGGCAAGCCGTAGATCTAGAGCTGCTAGTGGTTTTGCTGACTGGGAAATAGATAGAAAAGGTATTAAGACTGCCAGTGCAAGAGATACAATTATGAAATCTATAGAGAGAAAGAATAGAAGGTTAGTTCAGCAAGGTAAGGAAAAACTTAAGACAGAAAGGTTGATAAATAAGGAGATGCGGAAACAACTAGGAATAGATAAGAAATTGGGCAAGATGTTTACAGATAGAGCAAGGAGAGATAGAAGGAGAGAAGCAAGAATTAGGCTTGCAGGTAAGAAGATGGGTATGAATAGGCTGGATTCTAAAGGGGCAGAAAGCTTGATGCTCGGAGCAGGTTTCCCCATGTTATTCGGTGGGGGAGTTGGCGCAGTTGGTGGTGGTGTAGGAGGTGCATTACTAGGAAATATGATGGGAATGGGTGGCTTCGGAACCCAAATTATCGGTAGTGCTTTAGGTACTCAACTCGAATTACTACATAGCCGTGTTGTTGCCATAGGAAATGCAACTCAAACACTTAACCTCGACAAACTAGAAGAATCAGGCATACGAGTTAATGCTCAATTAGAACTTCAAATAAACAGATTGAAAAAGGTAGGTAAATTCAAAGAAGCTGAAAAACTATTGGAAAGAAAGGTATCTCAGACAACAGGGTCAGTCGGAACAACAAATAAAGATATAGCTAATAACGTAGCGATGCTCACAAATGTATGGGACAGCTTGTTAGCAGCAGTAGGAACAACAATAGGAATACTAGCGGCTCCGTTTGTAACAGCTTTAGCTGCAATTCTTAAGTTAGTACAAATGTTAGTTGTAGGTGTGAACGTGATACTTAGTTCGGTTGCATGGTTAATCAAGAAAACAGTAGAGCTAATAGCTTATTTACCAGGAGGACAGAAAATATTAAATGAAATAGAGACGGCAATGAAAAACATGAACGGTGCTTTGGATGATATGGCTGTTAAATGGGGAACATGGACAGACAAGATGAAGGAAGATAGAGACACACTATTAGAGAAAATAGAGTTAGGAGATAAAGAAGCCCTTATCCAAGCTGATATAAGAGCTGCCGTAGCTGAACAGGGTATAGAGAAGCTAAAACAAATTGAATACGCCGTTAGAGTGCTACACGCTACAAGAGATCAATACGATGAAGTCAAGAGAACAAGAGAAGCCTATAAAGCTATGGGTGCAACGATTAAAGACGGCATCGTAGATTCTCTAGAAGCAGCAATATTAAAGACAAAGAGTTTAGGAGATGTAGCGAGAAATGTATTTAGAATGATGGCTTCTCAGTTGTTAAAAATGGGAGTCAACTCCGCTTTGACAGGCATGTTTGGAGGAACAGGATTTGGCAATTTCTTGGGATTGGGAAGTAAAATTACCTCTAAAACAGGTATAGAAGAATCTGTTTTAAATAATATATATGTAGATCCACTGTCTGATGAATTCGGAGAATTATATCCAGCAGAGGACGCACTAGCAGCAGGGGGTCCAGTTAAAGGAGGATCGTCTTACCTTGTAGGAGAAAAAGGCCCAGAATTATTTGTTCCAGGTTCTAGCGGTAATATCATTCCAAATCATGCAATGGGAGGATCAAATGTAGTTATTAATGTAGATGCTTCTGGTTCGTCAGTTGAAGGAGATGCAGGGCAAGCTGAACAACTTGGAAGTATGCTGGCAGCAGCAGTTCAAGCTGAAATTGCTAATCAGCAACGACCAGGAGGGCTTTTAGCAAATAGATAATGGCAACATTTCCAACAAGTCCTGCTCCCTCGTATGGAGCGAACCAAAGAAATAACCCTAAAACCCGTGTTAGTAGCATGGGTGATGGGTATGAAATCAGAGTAAACGTAGGATTAAACCAAAATCCAAAACAATGGGCTTTGCGTTGGCAAAATATCAGTGAAACCGATGCAGATACAATTTCCGCTTTCTTAGATAACAGAGCTTTAGATGGAGCAAGCTTTACTTGGACACCTCCTGACACTACGACTTCTTATAAATGGGTGTGCGCTAGTTGGACAAAATCAATACCTTACCTAAACCGAGCTACTATAAGTGCAACATTTAGACAGGTCTTTGAAGCATGAGTACCATTGTCACTAGAGCTGGCAAAGGCTCACCATTAACTCATACAGAAGTTGATGCTAATTTCACAAATTTAAACACTGACAAAGCTGGTTATATTACTGGTGACGGTGGAACAGTAACTCAAGCTAGTTCAAAATCGACTACGGTTACACTTAACAAAAAATGTGGAACAGTCACAATGAATGGAGCTGCTTTAGCGGCTGATGCCATTGTTTCTTTTACTCTTACAAATTCAACAATTGCGGCAACTGACGTTGTTGTTTTAAACCATGCTTCTGGTGGTACAGCAGGAAAGTATGCTTTAAACGCACAAGCAGCAGCAGGTTCAGCTTCAATTAATGTGACTAACATTTCAGCAGGATCATTGAGTGAAGCAATTGTTATTCGTTTCGCTGTTATTAAAGCTGTAACTGCATAAATCAATGCTGTATTGCGTTGTTAATTACTGGGTCGCTGACTACGCAGAAGGCGAAGGTGAATTTAACTTGCAAAGAACTTTGCAAGGATCTGATGCTAAAACAATTGTTGAGTTATTTGATTTTGAATTAAATACCGCCCAACATGGTTCGACAACGACATATAGATTTACTAATACAAAAAATGAGTTAGGTAACGACATTGTATGGCAAGGGAATACTTATACTGCAATACCATTAAAAGCAGAAGGATATGAAGCAACAGGTAAAGGAACATTACCTAGACCCAGCATCTCAGTTGCGAATCTTAATGGTACGTTTACGACAATATTGGCTTTATTAAATGTTGATGCTGATGGTAATGCTTTGCCTCGTAATACCATAACTTTAGAGGGGTGTAAAGTTACTAGAACTCGTACTCTATCTAAGTATTTAGATGCTGTTAATTTTACTGGTGGATCAAATAGTGATGCCGATCCAACAAGTTATTTTAGACCGAGAGATATTTATTTTATAGACCGAAAATCAATGGAAAATAGAGATGTTATTTCATACGAAATGTGTAGTGCATTTGATTTAGCTGGAGTAAGATTGCCAAAACGACAGATATTGCCTGATGACTTCCCTGGAGTCGGTACGTTCAGTTATTAACTGGAAACATACAGCGTTAGAAGCAGCAAAAGAAGCTGACCCGAAGGAAGCCTGTGGCCTTTTGTTGTTAGTTAAAGGAAAGAAAAAATATTGGCCTTGTAAAAACGTTGCTAAATATCCTGAACAGATGTTTCAGATTGCTGCAATTGATTATGCAAGAGCAGAAGAGAGAGGAGAAATCCTAGCGATTGTTCATAGTCATCCTGTATCCGCACCAGAACCGTCTGAGGCAGACAAAGTTGCTGCTAGTAAAGGAAAGATCCCGTGGTATATCGTTAATCCTAGAATGGAGAAATGGAGTACATACAATCCTTCTGGAGTTTATATCTCACCTTTATTATCGAGACAATGGGTTTGGGCAGTACAAGATTGCTGGACTCTCGCACGAGATTGGTACAAACAGGAAGGATTAGAGTTAAGAGATTGGGATAGACCAGACGATCCAGAGCAATTTATCAATGCTCCCATGTTCGATGGAGCGTATGAAGCAACAGGGTTTAGGTTGCTAAAGGATGAGAAATTAATGAAGGGTGATCTGTTATTAATGTCGATTGGATCGTCTGGATTAAACCATTGTGCTGTGTATTTAGGGGATGGAAATGTATTGCATCATCTTCAGAATCGTCTGAGTTGTAGAGATTGTTATGGGGATTGGTTACAATCAAGTACAGGTAAGAAATTAAGGCATGAGAACAGTAAAGCTATATGGGGAACTGGCTGAATTTACAGGCAGGAAAGAAATTATTGCGGATATAGCTGATGTTGCAGAAAGCGTAAGGATGTTAGTGGCTAATTTTGCAGGATTAGACCGTCACATGGCAGAAAGAGAATACGTTGTCTGTGTAGGGGATACATCAATAGGACTTGATGAATTAAAAGATCCAATTGGGAAGGAAGACATATTGATTACACCTGTGATAGCTGGAGCTGGCGGGAATATGGGAAGGATACTTTTAGGAGCAGCAATGGTTGGAATAGCTTTTGCAACAGGAGGTGCAGGTTTTGGAATCGGAGGTGCTGCGAAAGGTGCGCTTGGTTTTACGAAAGCATCAGGTATCTCTGCTTTTGGATGGAAAGCAATTACTTATATCGGGGCGGCATTAGTGTTTGGAGGTATAGCAGCGATGCTTGCTCCTACTCCTAAAACACCTGAGAAAACTGAAGACCCTAGAGAATCGTTTAATTTCAGTGGCATCACCAATACAAACGCTGCTGGTGTTCCTGTCCCTATTGTTTTGGGACGTACAATAACAGGAAGCGTTGTTGTCAGCGCAGGTATTGATACCGTTCAGGTGGACACATGACTACAACAATTATTGGTGCTGGTGGTGGTGGTAAAGGTGATAAAGGTAGTGATAGAACTCCACGTACTGCTAGAGATAGTTTAGACAGTAGAGAATTTGCAAACATAACTGAGGTTATAGCAGAAGGGCCAATTGAAGGTCTTGCAGATGGGTTTAAATCTGTTTTCTTCAATGACACTGCTTTACAAAATTCAGATGGAACTTATAACTTTAAAGACGTAGATTTATACGAAAGGACAGGGACAGCAAATCAAAATTATATTCCTTTAGAATCTTCAACTGCAATCTTATCTGCAACGGCTGTTAATGTTCCTGTTACTAAAGAATTTCCTGTAACAAGAACAATATCGGATACAACTGTTGATGCTGTAAGAGTTAAAATTACTATTCCTGTTCTTCAAAGAATAGACAGCAAAAATGGAGATACTTTAGGTACACATGTTCAGTTGAAAATAGCAATTAAATAAACAAACATATCAACAGGAAATGACACTGCTTATGATGAAGTTATAGATGATACTATAAGAGGAAGGACAGGTGATGCTTATAACAGACAGTACGAAATAAGGTTAAACAAAGAAGATAATCCCAATTCAATTTACACCATAAAAGTTACAAGAGTAACTGATGACAGTAGTGACTCTTTACTATCTAATTCCTTTACATGGAGTGCATTTACTACCGTTAAATTTGACACACAAACTTATCCTAATACAGCCTTAATTGGTGTAAGGCTTGATGCCCAACAGTTTAGTTCCATACCTAGTAGAAAATATGACATTAAAGGCTTAAAAGTACAGATTCCAACTGGAGTTACAGTTGACAGTGATTCAGGAAGAATCATATATCCAACTAACTTTGTATGGGACGGAACGTTCCAAGCTGCAACTTGGACTTCCTGTCCTTCTTGGCTGTTACATGCGTTGATGTTAAATGAAAGATTTGGACTTGGGGATCATTTTGATAGCTCACAACTGGATAAATGGGCATTTTTCCGTGCCAGTAAATATGCAAATGAAGAAGTTGAATATACATTGGATGGGGTAACAACCAAGGAAGCAAGATTTAGTTGTAATGCAACGATTAGTTCAACGGATGAAGCGTATAACGTAGTTAATCAACTTCTTTCAGTTATGAGAAGTCAAGGTTTCTGGGAAGATGGAAGTTTGACGATTGCTCAAGACTCACCTTCTGATCCTGTTTATAACTTTAACCAAAGCAATGTAACTGAAGAAGGTTTTTCTTATACCAATCAAAGTTCAAAAACAAAACCTACAGTTGTTGTTGTTGCTTATTTAGATTTAATTTTAAAAGATAGAGCGTATGAAGTTGTTAAAGATGCAGGTGAAATAGCAAAAAGGGGCGTTGTGAAAAAGAGTGTGACTGCTTTTGCTTGTACCAGTCGAGCGCAAGCTAATAGATTAGGAAAATGGTTGTTATATGAGGAGAAATATGGAGAAGTAATTGCTTTCACTTCTAGTTTAGTAACGGCTCAACTATTAAAGCCTGGGCAGTTAATTTCTGTTGCTGATCCTGTTAAAGCTGGAACTAGAAGGGCAGGAAGGATTACATCTGCAACAATTAATTCTGTTGGAGTAGATAGTGGCGCAGAAATTGAAAATATTTCTCTTGCAACATCTCCTACATTAGGAGTTGTACTGCCTGATGGAACGTTTGATGGCGGGCATAATATTACAGGTATCGCTGGTTATTGTGATGGCAATTATTGGAATACAGATTATGTAAAGGGTACTGGTCTTATTAATATCTCTTCAAGTTTTCAAGCGGTTCCTGATAACAATAGTATTTGGATTATAGAGAGTACAGATTTACAGACTTCATATTGGAGAGTTTTAAGTATAAAAGAAGAAAATGATTTTCTTTACACGGTTGAAGCTGTTTATCATAATCCAAGTAAATACGATCATATAGAACAAAACATTGCTTTAACGGCTAGAGATACTACAAACTTAAATGTTATTCCTGCTGCTCCTTCTAACGTTCAAGTTTTAGATATTCCTCGTTACGATGGAAGTACAACAAAAGAGCTTCAATATGAATTAAACGGTAAGATTGCTGTAAAGGTTACATTCCATTGGTCAGGAGTAGATGGAGTAGATCGTTATAGAGTTAAGTGGAGACATGAAGACGACAATTTCACAACAGAAGTTATAAACGGAACCACAATAGATTTAATGGATGTCAAAACTGGAGTTTACGCAGTTCAAGTCTCCAGCTTAAGTTCTAGTGGACTTCTTTATAGTACACCTGCTGTTGGTGAATACGATGTTAGAGGTGTTCAAGGTAATCCAGATGACATCACAAACTTATCAATGGTTCCAATTTCGGAAACATTAGCTGTACTTTCTTGGAAAGAAGTCCCTCAGTTAGATGTTAAGTTAGGTGGTCGAATTATCATCAGACATGACCCTAGAACTTCAGGTGCTAGTTGGTTAACGAGTAACAAGATTGTTGATGGTGTCTCAGGTGCTTCGACTCAGAAACAAGTTCCTCTATTAGCTGGAACGTATTTCGTTAAAGCTCAAGATTATTTAGGCAATAAATCAATTAATCCTGCTTCATTTATCACAACTTTACCTGCCTCAACAAGACGTTTAAATGTAAAGACATGGAGTGAAGAGACAGCTTTTAGTGGTGCTAAAGTCAATAGTGGTTTAGGTATTACAGGAAACAACTTAGTTTTAACTCCTAATCCTTATGTATCTTCTGGATACCATGATCCATTTTATGCTGATGGGGATGAAGAGGGAGAATATACGTTTGCAACTACTTTTGATTTTGGACATTCTGGTGTTCAATATGACGCTGTTTTAAGAAAGGAGGTTATTAGTAATTCTATTGCTGCAACAGGAGCAGCTTGGGATTCGAGGACTGGTTTATTTGACGCAGCATCAGGGAAATTTGATGGAGATGTTATTGATGAAGCGAATGTAGATTTATTTGTAAGAACTACACCTGACAATCCTAGTTCTTCTCCTACATGGGGAGAATGGGCAGAATTTGAAGCTGCAATTGTAAGAGCGAGAGGATTGCAAATTAAAGCTTCTATTACTTCAACAAACACAGATGCAAAAGTAACAATTAGCGATCTTGGCTCGACTTTAGATTTATTAGGTAGAACAGATAGTGCTTCTGTTGCTTCTAACACTTCAGCTTCTACTGGGGTTTATAACGTTACTTTTGAAAAACCGTTTTATCAAACACCACAAGTGCAAATCACTCCAAATTCTTCTAGTACTACGTTACATGTAAGTATTTCTAATTTGAGCCGAACAGGATTTACCGCAACCTTCAATAATGGGAGTAATGTAGATACAGCATTTATGTACACTGTGACAGGATTCGGGAGGGCCATCTAATGCCACAAGCAAACCCAACAGGAGGAGCTAATTCAGAACGTTTAGAAAATGTCACCTTTCCACAGGCGAGGATTGATATTAATGACAACCTTGAAG